CAAGCTGGCCGACACCTGCGACGGTCTGTACCGCGCCGACGAGCAGGACAGCGGTGCTGAGGAAGCTTACGACAACGCCTTTGAGGAAGGTGTGGCCGGCGGCTTTGGAGCCTGGCGTCTGCGCACAGTGTACGAGAACGAAGAGGACGAGGAAGACGAGAAGCAGCGTATCCGCATTGAGCCGATCTTCGACGCCGACTCGTCTGTGTTCTTCGACCTGAATGCCAAGCGCCAAGACAAGGCCGACGCCAAGCGCTGCTTCGTCATCACGTCCATGACGCGCCAAGCCTACAAAGATGAGTGGGGCGATGATCCTGCCTCGTGGCCGAAGGAAGTCCACCAATACGAGTTCGACTGGCTGACGCCTGACGTCGTCTTCGTGGCTGAGTACTACCGCGTCGAGGAAACACGCGAGACCGTCTACGTTTGGGAAACCATTGACGGCGAGGAGGAACGCTACAAGGACGCCGACTTCGAGGCTGATGAGACCTTGGAAGAACGCCTGTTGGCTGTAGGCAGCAAGGAGGTTCGTCAGAAGAACATCAAGCGTCGCCGTGTCCGCAAGTACATCCTGTCAGGCGCCAAGATCCTCGAGGACTGCGGCTACATCGCTGGCAAGTGCATCCCCATCGTGCCCATGTACGGCAAGCGCTGGTTCGTCGACAACGTGGAACGCTGCATGGGCCATGTCCGCTTGGCCAAAGACGCTCAGCGCCTGAAGAACATGCAGCTGTCAAAGCTTGGTGAAATCAGCGCCCTGTCCTCGGTTGAGAAGCCGATCCTGACGCCTGAGCAGGTTGCCGGCCACCAAATGATGTGGGCCGACGACAACATCAAGAACTTCCCCTACTTGCTGGTGAACCCCATCACCGACGCCAATGGCAACCAAGCCATCTCAGGCCCGATCGGTTACACCAAGCCGCCTCAGATCCCTCAGGCCTTGGCTGCTTTGCTGCAGATCACTGAGCAAGACATGCAAGACCTGCTTGGCAACCAGCAGGCCGGTGAGGAGCTTCAACCTAACATCAGTGGCAAGGCGGTTGAGCTCGTGCAGAACAAGCTCGACATGCAGACCTTCATCTACATGAGCAACATGAGCAAGGCCGTCAAGCGCTCAGGTGAAATCTGGTTGAGCATGGCCAAAGACGTACTGGTCGAAGAAGGCCGCAAGATGAAGTCCATCGGCCCACAAGGCGAGATGCAGTCTGTGGAATTGGCTAAGCCAATGGTCAATGAGAAGGGCGAGATTGAGACCGAGAACGACCTGTCTGAAGCCGAGTTTGACGTCAATGTAGACGTTGGTCCGTCGTCGTCCAGCAAACGTGCTGCCACGGTCCGCGCTCTGACTGGCATGGCCTCATTGACCGATGACGCTGAGACCAAACAGGTCCTGGGCGCCATGGCCATGATGAACATGGAAGGCGAAGGTATCACCGAGGTTCGTGACTACTTCCGCAAGAAGCTACTCCGCATGGGAGTCGTCAAGCCCACAGAGGAAGAACAGCAGACCATGGCTGAGGAACAGGCCAACCAACAGCCCGATCCGAACACGCAATACCTGCAGGCAGCAGCTGACGAGGCAAGTGCTAACGCCACTCAGGCGCGCGCCAAAACCATCCTCACGGTGGCTCAGGCTGATGAAACCAAGGCCAAGACCATGAAGACTCTGGCTGAGGTGGACTCGTCAGAGCAGCGCCAGGCCATGGAGGTCATTGAAAAGTTCGGTGGTTTGGGCCAAGTCCAACCACAAGGGGCCGAAACTGTATCACAGAACGGCATTCCACTGTAAGATCTTTGTTTATGCGGTTCCCACCCAGCCGCTTTAATGGGTGAGTTTTGAATGGGGTCATTGAAATGAACAAAAAGGCAGACGGTCAGGCAACGACAGATGATGAAGTGGTAACCTTGGACGACGAAACCACGGTTGTGGACGGCGAGGGCGAAGGCGATAGCACCGACGAAACCCAGTCCGATGACAACGAAGGTGAAGGCAACCAGGAAACTGCCACTGAGTCTGATGACGTGGTCGTGACCATTGGTGAGGAAGCGCCGCCCACCGAGGAAGAGACCCAAGCGCCTGAATGGGTACGTGAACTGCGCAAGACCAACCGCGAGGACAAGCGTCGCATCCGTGAACTAGAAGAGAAGCTCAACGCCACCAAGACTGCTGAGACCAAGCCGGCAGCCCTGGGCAAGAAGCCCACTCTCGAAGACCACGACTACGACACTGAGAAGTTCGAGCAAGCACTGACAGCTTGGTACGACCGGAAACGGGAAGCTGACCAAGCTGCTGCACAAGCCGAAGCTGCCCAGAAGGAACAGCAGAAAGCTTGGCAGGCCAAACTGGACGCCTACGGCAAGGCTAAAACCGAGCTGAAGGTCAAAGACTTTGATGACGCCGAGGCAGTAGCCCAGGACGTCTTCAACGTCACCCAGCAAGGCATCGTGCTGCAAGGAGCTGAGAACCCCGCGCTGGTTATTTACGCGTTGGGCAAGAACCCGAAGAAGGCCAAGGAAATCTCGACCATCACCGACCCCGTGAAATTTGCTTTCGCGGTGGCTAAACTGGAGACTCAATTGAAAGTTACGCAACGCAAAGCAGCCACGGCACCGGAACGCACTGTCCAGGGAACTGGCAACAAGTCTGGCACCGTGGACTCAACCCTCGAGCGGCTGCGCGCTGAGGCGGCAAAGTCTGGGGACTTCACCAAAGTCCTCCAGTACAAGAAGTCGAAGCAAGCGGCCAAGTAAACCCATTGAAATAGGAGCCAATCATGGCAAATGCATTTTCCAAAGAAGAGCGCGTCGCGTTTGAAGACATCCTCGAAGGCTTCAACGACTCCTTGGTCCTGAGCCGCAACGTTGCGACTTACAACACCGACTCCACGATGATGGAGCGCACCAACGACATCATCTGGCGTCCCCAGCCGTACATCGCCACGTCGATCGACGGTGCGCCTGGTACGGACATCTCCGCGTCGTACAAGAACATGACTCAGTTGTCTGTGCCGGCCACCATCGGCTTCAGCAAGACTGTGCCTTGGACCTTGAACGCCAAAGAGCTGCGTGACGCGCTGCAGGAGAACAGTCTGGGTGACAGCGCCAAGAAGAAGCTGGCCAGCGACATCAACGTGGCACTCATGAACGTGGCGTCCGCCCAGGGCACCCTGTTTGTGAAACGCTCCGCTGCTGCCACCGGCTTTGATGACGTCGCCCAGTGCGAAGCCATTTTCAACGAGCAAGGCGTGCCTTCGTTCGATCGTTACCTGGCCCTGAGCACCCGTGACTACAACGGTATGGCAAGCAACTTGGCTGGTCGTCAGAACATCACTGACATGCCCAAAGAAGCTTACCGTCGCGCCTACGTGGGCATGATTGCTTCGTTCGACACGTACAAGCTCGACTACGCAAATCGCCAAGCCGCGGCCGCCGGTGGTGCTGGTATCACGATTGACACGCGCGACGCTGCTGTCAACTACTACATCCCGCAAGCCACCAGCACCTCGGTCGGCGGCAAGATCAACGTTGACAACCGCTATCAGACCATCACCGTGTCGACCTCGGCTGGTGTGGCTGCTGGTGACGCCTTCACGATCGCTGCGGTCAATGCTGTGCACCACATCACCAAGGGCGATACCGGTCAGCTGAAAACCTTCCGCGTCATCAGCGTACCTGCCGGCGGCACGACTCTGGTCATCAGCCCTCCGATCATCAGCAACCAGGTGGCCAACGACGCAGCTGCTCAATACCAGAACTGCGTAGTGAACACCAAGGCTGCTGCTTCGGCCATCGTCTTCCTGAACACAGTGTCTGCTTACGCAAACCCGTTCTGGCAGAAAGACGCTCTGGAAATTCTGCCCGGCCGCTATGCCGTCCCGTCTGATGCTGGTACTGCAGTAATGCGTGCCTCCACCGATCAGGGCATCGAGCTGGTCATGCAGAAGTTCTACGACATCGACACGATGAAGACCAAGTACCGCTTGGACACTCTCTTCGGCGTGGTCTGCAAGCAGCCTGAAATGGCCGGCTTGATGATGTTCAGCCAAACCTAAGCTGATTGAGGGAAGGGGCTTCGGCCCCTTTCTTCAACCTTCAGGAGACTGACATGCCGCTCAAACAAGGTTACAGCAAAAAGTCCGTGTCGGAGAACATCCGCCGCGAAATGAAATCAGGCAAACCTCAGAAGCAGGCAGTCGCCATTGCTCTGAGCGTGGCGAAGAAGGCCAAAGCCTCAAGCAAGAAAGGTACCAAGAAATGACTGAACAAGTTCAAGCTGCCGACGACCAGTTCCCCACGCTCGTCTACAAGGGTCATGGCTCGCACTCCCGCGCCGGTGGCACCTACGATTACACCGATGCCACCAACCAGGAAGACCTTGAAGCCAAGTTGGCCGACGGCTGGTTTGCCACTTTGCCTGAGGCCATTGACGCCCACGACAAACCTGTGGTTGTGAAATCTGATGACACTGCACCTCCGACCCGTAAAGAACTCGAAATCAAGGCCAAAGAGCTGAACATCAAGTTCGACAAGAAGACGACCGACGCTGAACTTGGCGCCGCGATCACTGCAGCACTCGCCAAGGAGTAATCATGGGCTGGACTAAGCGCCAATTCGTCACACAGGCCTTCGAGGAAATCGGGTTGGCGGCTTACGTCTTCGACCTGACTCCTGAGCAACTCCAATCTGGGT